GTCATTTAGTTCTTTAGCTTTACCAACGCCACCTGTCAACAAAGACAAAGCATTTTTAAAACCATTTTGTTTGTTATAAATACGAGTTACTACTTGACTCGCCATTTCTGGCTCAGTCAAGAAGAAAGTACGTAAGTGAGTTGCTTGGGTTAACCCAGCATGCCAATTACCTTGGCTAATTTGTAATCCACTTATTTGCATTTTGTTGTTTTATTAATTGTTTATTTGAAATTCTTATACTGCTATTTTTCTAAATCCAGAAAAACTATTTGATTCCTCTTTAGCTTCTCTTGGTGTTCCAGATTTCATTTTACTTCTAGAATCTGAATAATTAGATAGTTTCTTTTTAACTCCACTAATCACTTTGTTCTTTAAGTCTTTTTCAAGTTTACTTGCATCCCAATTGTTTTTCATTAGGTATGCAAAGATATATCTTGCTTCTGGTCCTTTTTCTTGTGAATCAAGTTGGTATTTAGTTGCTCCAGATTTTTTATCTACAACTCTCGTCATATAGTCCCAAACTTCTTCTTTCATTTTTGGACTAAATTTGAATCCAGATATTTGCTCTGTATCAAACAAGCCTTTCTTAAAAGAGTCCCATTCTTGTTTCTTAATCTCTTGTTGCTCTTGCGCATATTTCTTTTGTGCTGCAATCAAAAGATTCTTTTGTTCTCCTTCAAGTTTCTGAAGTCTTTTTAAATGGCTTTCAGCCTTAACTTCTAATTTGCCTGCGTCTTCATATAAAGATATCTCATCATTGATCTCATCTTCATCTTCCCATCCAGCAGCAATTAAACCTTCTCTGATAACATGCTTTTGAACATCTTCATCTCCTTCTATTCTAAGATTTGCAAATGATGCATCTCCGTAATAGTATTTGTGGAAATCAGATGGTCTTCCGCCATTCTCAACAAACTCTAGATATTTCTGAGTATCCTCATCATATCCACTTCTCCATTTGTTGATACCATTAGAAATGGTCTTTTGTTGAAGTTGTTCAAGACCTTCTTCAGAATCATCAAATTCATCTCCTTCTTCCCAATCAATTAATCCCTTACTTGCTAAGTGACTTACAAATGGTTTAAGACTTCCTTCTTCAGATTCTTCTTCAGATGTCTCTTCATACTCTTGCTCTTCTTCAGGTTCTTCTTCTTGTTTTTCAACAACTTTAGAGTCTTCTTTCTTAGACTTTTTAGAGGCAAACTCGTCAACTTCTTTTTTAGCAGATTCAAACACATCTTCAGATGCGTCTTCAGTCTTAGTTTCTTCAGGTGTTGATGTTGTCTCTTCTTTTGTTTTTCCTTTTACTACTTTTTCAGGTACAGCTAATGCATTGTCCTTAATCAAGTTAAACCCTTCAAATGGGTTCTCTTCTTTTTGTTCTTCTGACATTTTATTTCTCCTTTTTATTAATTAATATACGTTTAAATTTATGATTATGCAACTTCTTATTATAAATTGTATAATTACTATAGCTTATAATTGATTGTTAATGTGATTATTAACCTTCAAACTTCTCACTAAATTCATCATCAAGTAATCTCATTGCTATTTTGTCTTCTCCAAATGCTTCTAACTTGTCTAGAATAGTTTGCACTTTACCTAGCTCTTCTTGTTGCTCTGTTACATATTTTAATGCAAGTTGCAATACAATTGGTTCTCCTTCTTTCATTGCATGTTTAGCTAAGTCAGAAACTTGCTTTGTAATTAACACTTCATGGTCATAAGATTTTCTGATAATATCAGGCAATCCTGCAAACATTTGCATTGGTTCTTTTAAAGCTGGAATTGTTGGTTTAATACCTAAATCTAATAGGAAATCTTTAGCCCAAGATGCATGAACCATTTCTCCATCAGCATCCTCTTGCCATCTTTTAGCTGCTCCCATATATCCATTATCATTTAGCCATATAGACATTGCATGATAAATTCTACTTGAGTACTCTTCTTGCTCTATTCTAAAGTTTAGTAATCTAACGCATTCTTTAGATATTATTTGATTTTTTTCTGTTGAAAATTTTGGTGTTATCATTTTATTTTATTTATTTATTTTTCTTTTGTTTAATTTTGATTTTTGAATACCACCATATTGGTGTTTGTTGTATTCTAATTCAAACTTCTTTATTTTATTATCGTTTATATCATTGTAATCAAATCCATGATAGTTTTCAAAATAGTCTGGTCTTGTTCCAGTGAACCTATCTGAACCGTATGAACTATTATTTTCTTTTAATGTTCTTAATGCATCATTAGGAGAAGCTCCTTCATCTCTTACATTCCAATAGTAGTTCTTTATTGCTTCATCTCTTTTAGCCTCGTCTTGTATTCTACTTGGATATGTACTTCCTTTCCACCACAATGGAGAATTATCTTCATCTCTTTCTGCTGGAGTTCCTTTGTAAATATTAATTCCATTAGTTTGCAATTGAGTTCCACCATTATCAAATTGCATTAATCCACCTTGTTCTAAAAATCTTACATTTTGATGACCAGCACCAATTTTTTGATGTTTAGGATCTTGATTAAATGTCTTTGTTAAACCAAATGTAATTTCTGGGCCATGTATATCATAATAGTCTGTTTTCCCAGAATTATCTTCTTTAGAATTTTGCCATCCTAAATCTCCCATCACATTAAATTTTAACCCTCTTTTTTTATTTTCAGCATCAAGTCCAAGACCAAACCATTTAACTTTTGAAAGTTTATTATTTATATGAAAATTTGCTGCGTCTGCAGCGCCACTTATTTGCCAATTTTTATTTTTAAAAAATGGATAACTATCTGCCATTTTCCCTTCAATATACGGTGAAGGACCATCTTGATCAAATTCAATACCGCCACCAATATTTGAAGCTCTCCAATTTGTTTCATTTTTTGGAAGTTTTTTATTTAAAAAATCTCCTCCAAAACTAACTCCTAGTTGACCATTTAATCCACTCATTCCACTCACCTGTTTACCTGAATTATTTTGTAATCTTCCAACAAATTGTAACGGTCTAAATTTTCTAAATGGAGCTATTTTACCTGTTAAATCAATAGCATTTGAACCGCCTACATAACTATCTTGAACATCTAATGAAGCAAACGGGCTAGGCTTTTCAACTTTTTTAGTTTTACCTCCAGATCCAAATTGTTGTATTCCACCATATCTATACTCTGGATTTTCTTTATGCCACTTTTTAACTGAAGCCACTCCTTGGTTTACAGTTTTAACTTTATAATTAGTTATATCTGTTAGGTCAATAGTGTCCCACTTGCCTTTATCTTTAGTTGGATGATTAACCATTATATGGCCTTCAATTCCTTTACCATTACCTGTAGGACTTTCTTTTTCATAAACTAAATGCTTTTCACCGCCAGAAGTTAATTCAACTTTACCACCGTTTTCAAATTGCTGATTAAAATGGTCTTTCATTTCATTGAATCCATAACCAAGTCTTTTATAAGACTCCATTAAATCCATTCTATCTTTAACTGGTAACCTATGCCACATATTATTTAGAATTCTTATTTTTCATTTTAGCAAGCTTTATTTTAGCTGCATTGTCATCCTTAGATATTTGCTTTTGAACATTAACTTTATTAGCTTCTGCTTTAGCTCTTGTTTCAGTATCTTGCTTTTTAACTTTAAGTTCTTGCTCTTTTAAGTTTAAAGTTTTTTGTTTAATGTTATGTTCATCAGCATGCTTTTGTTTTGCATGCGCAATTTTTTGTTGTTCTGTAAATGATTTAGATTCAAGAGATTGTTGTTTTAATGCTGAATCAGCTGCACCTGCAATATCCTCAACTGGAGCTTTAGAAAATCCATATGCTGATATCTCAGCCACTTCAACTCTTGTTCTATTTGCCTCATCTGCAACAAATTGCTCAAGATCTCTATCTTTTTGTTTCTCATCAGATGTATAAGCTCTAAGTTCTTGCTCATGTTGCTGTTGCATTTGAGCCATTTGAGCTTGATGATCTTGCTCTGATTTAGATTGGTCTTGTTGTCTTTGATAGAACGCTTCTTCAGATCTTCTTAATGTTGCAATAATATCTTTAGGACTATCATTTAATATTGTATCTATAATTGTTGACAAGTCAACCTTTTGTTGTTGCATTGCAGTTTGTGCTAATTGCTCAAGTTTAGAAAGTATAACTTTATCTTTAGCACTATTAGTCATGAATACAGAAAACTCTGAATTCTCAAACTCAAATTCTTCCATGTTTAGCACTTCAATTGCCATATCATCAGCAACATATTGTTGAACGTTTCCATCTTTGTAAGCTATCTTAGCCACTTCAATTAATGATTCATAAACTCTTCTAATCACTTCATTGTGAGCAGTGAATAAATATTCAGTAATTAAAGACGACTGGTTAACAGCACGTTCTGTATTACCAACTAATTCAGAATTGTTTATAAATCCTAAACGTTGAGGTGTAATACCTGAAACTGTGTATATTTGTTGCTCAATATATTGTAAGTAGTTTATATATGATTGAATAGAGTTAGCTAAAGACAAATCTACTGCGCTGAATTGATTAAAGTTAGATGTCTTACCTTGCATTGCACCTTTCTTACCCTCTTCATGAGAGTTAACAAAAGCTATTTTCATTTCATTTAAATAATACATCCATTGGTCAACATCAATACCCTCACTTCTAGGAATAGATGCCATGTCCATTAAAAATATTTTACCTTTATCACTTGCAAATGCAAGCTCAAGTCTAAATGCAATAATATCATATAAATATTGATATGGTTTTAACCTGTCAATTAATGAAACAGATCTTGAATTAGTTGCTTCATAAATATAACCAGTGTATCCAAGCTTGCAATAGTATGGGTTATCCATTCTTCTGCGTTGGTTAGATTTTGCTTTAATATCTAAATAAATATCTGCTCCAATTTTAACGCCTTCCCAAGCTTCATTAATCCAATCCCATTCAATCTCTGCATCAGGATGCAATTCTTTAAACATTTTAAATGATGTAGCAAATGTATCATCAACTTGTTCTTCAACTTGTTGACCATCTTCATCTGTGTAAGAAAGAAAACCAATCTTTTTCATTGATATCCATTCCACTCTAGCAACTCTCACTGCATAGTTATTAACGTTATTACCATTAAATGAACTTGTTGGAGTTGCTCCATTAACAACTGGTCTGCCATCAACTATTTGCATTGTAGGCTCAAATCCACCTGCTGTATTAAAAGAACCAAATGTTCCACGGGAGTATTCTATTAATTTCTCTCTTGTTTCATTGTCAAGTTGATCACCATATTCATCAATAATTGAGGGCACAGTTAACATACGTTCTTCAACTACAGCAATTGCATCATCATAGAATACACAATCATCATCAAGAATAACTGTAATGTTTAATGTGTTACATTTTCTTAATGCTGGTTCACCATTTAATATACCTGTCCAATAAACTTCTTCACCTGCAATTAATGCATCTTTAAATCCTTGGTTAAATAACCATTTAGTTTTAAGTTTCTTTTTAAGAATCTTAAGCATTCTATTAGCTTTAGATTCAATTAAATCTGAAGGAGAATATTTTTCTGCTTTTAAAACTTGCTCAGGAGTTGGTGGAGGATTGTTTGGGTCAACAGATGCTGGATCAATTTCAGCTTGTAGCTGTTGTTGTAAAACTTGAATAAGTTTTTTCTTTAATCCTTCTTGTTTTCTATTAATATCATCTGGCGCTTCAGATACCACCATAGCATTATCTGGTTTAGCAGATTCTTCACCAATTAAAAGTCTGATTGGTTCTGATATCTTATCATAATGCATAAACTTATCAGCCCATGTGTTACCTGAATATCCTAATGGATTACAAATTGCCTCAACATCAGACTTGTTAATAATACCGTTATAAAGATCATAGTTAGTAATCTTTTTAGATCTATCACTTCTTAAGTTAGATCCATTTGTATATCTGAAATTCAAGTAGTAATCTACTGAAGACTGTTTCCATGCTTTTGTTCTTTGTGCTGTTGTTACCTTCTGTACTGGAAGAGAACTTGAACTTGCATTATCTATTGGTGCTGACATTATATTTTATCTTGCTTTAAATGTAAATTTGTTTTGTGAGTTATAATCTTTTTTCTCCCATATTCTTTTAAGGAATGGGTCATTAGAAAATGATCTTGAACTATCAGACATTGCATTAACATGTATTCTATGTAAATCTTTTGTTTGTAGTATGCATAACATAAACGCAATAACTCTATCAAAGTTACCTGTTATATCATATGCTATTAATTCCTTTAATAATGCTATTGATTTTATTGTATGTAAGTTAAGTATTTTATTACCATCAACATCATCTCTTTCTGTATACAACCAATCCTTTAAATATAGTTCACATGTATCTTTAATACCTGAAGAACCATTAGAACCTCTTGACATATGTATTCCATATCCCCGCTGAACTTTTGAGTCTTTTACTATATCTCTAATTATACTTGGTTGTTCATATAAATAGTGTAGACAATTCTTTTGTTCAAAGTATCCTTTAAATCCTTTTAACATGTTTTCATATAATACCTTAGCATTATAATATACACATAGTTTTCTACAGTTTTCATAGAAGTCATCTGCAAATTTTGGACGTCCAGTGCACTCTGCAACAATTATGTCATGTGTCTTCCCTGCTGAATAGAATCTCTTGTATATAAAGAATGAACCTAATGAATTAGTTCCACTCTTGTCCATATCATATGGGTCACATCCAGCTACATATAATGCATAAGGAATATCTCCGTTAACTCTTTCTGGCCTTTCAAATATTGCAACACATCCACTTGCATCTACATATGATGAATTCTCTTTGTTATTATTAAGAGGGAATTCTGTAATGTAATGTAACTCATCTGATGGGTCAAATTCTATTTCACCACTTCTAAGAACTAAATGACCTGTCTCAACTTGGTTGCGTAAACTAGGAGTTGTTTCTAATGTTCCTAACCATTCTAACATCTCTGGAGATGAAAAGATTGCTCCTTTATCTCTTAAGAATGCTTCTTTATATGTTAATGGAAACTGAGTTAATACAGCATGCAATGCTTTTGGATCAACACCAGTTCTTGCATTAATTCTTAATGCTTCAATATCATCTGTTGCAGCCTCTTCATTTGAATTGCCATTCTCATCAACCATTAACTGCATATACCATTTTGAGTTAGGGTTCATACATGGGCCCCATCTTCCTTTGGAAGCAGATGAGAAGAACCCAGTCATCTTAGACTGGTCTTCTGGATCTGGGAATTCTAACATATTATATTTTCCTGGATTCATAAACATTTCATAGAAATATTTAGATCCAGTGTCCATATTACCTGATGAACCAAACAATAGTGCAACTCCTGTATAAATAGAACCATCTTTAATAAGCGGTTCTGTATATCCGTATGTATCTGTTATGTTTGGAAATACACCAGCCTCATCAAGGAATAGCCAACTTGCTGATAAACCTACCGCTGCTGTTGGATTATCTTTAAATGATATGCTTCTAATATTACTTTTATATCCTTTCCAAACTTTAATACCACCTAAATCTACTTGGTATCTAGAAACAATATTATCCTTTAAATCTGGATTCCTTTGCTTTCTAAATTCCGTGTGTGCATTTAAATGGTTTAAATTATCTATAGACATGTTCATTGTATTCTGACTAAATGCAGACATAAATGCGCCAATAACTGTCTTAGAATCTGGATAGAAAGAAAACTCATGTGCAGCAATTGCACCTGCTTTATAACTCCATCCCTGACGTCTACCTTTTACAGCAATCATACTCTTTTGATTATTTCTACAATAATCTACCATCCAAAAATATTCATAATCTAAGTCTACAAACTTAGGGAATATCTTGCTTTTTCTTTTATTTTTTTCTCCCAGAATTGGACAAAAGTTTAAATAGAAAAAATGTATTCCTGTTATACTTATCCCATCAGAATTTGTAAATCCATTAATACATTTTTCTTTAACATCTTCCCAAAACTCTTTATACTCTTCAGTGTTCCTAACCAAGTTTGTGTACACACCATCAGCATCAAATGCGTTAGCTAAATAGCTAAACTCTTTTGAGTTGGTAAACTTGTCTACGTTAGGTATGTACTTATTGTATATCTTCATTAGTTTATATCTTCAAACATTCCTACATCTGCGGCACCTCTAACCTTAGTGTTAACTCCTTCATCTGCAGCAACTTTCTTTTCAAGAATTGCAAGAGTTTCAATGTTCTTTCCTAGCTTTTCTCCACACTTAAGTAGAGATTCCATCACCTTCATTGTTTTATCTATGTCTTCTCCCATGTCAAAACTCTCTATAGAATCAAAGAATTCCTTAACTTTGTACAGAGCATTTCTGTATGATGAGAGAAGATCATTAGATAAACTTTTGTTTTCTTCCTTTTGCTTATTTAATCCTTTTTCTTTACTTTCCTTTTTCTTTGTCATTCAATTCT